ATATTTATAAAAATAACAAAATGCTCACTTTAAAGTATTTAAAGTGAGCATCTTAAAAATTAAATATGACTTTAAATACGAATTTTATACTGCTAGAAAGAGTTAAGTGCGCCATAGACCCTGTATATTTCTTAAATAACTACGGGTACGTATTTGACGCTAAACAAAAAAAGATTTCTAAGATGACATGCTTCCAATATCAAGAGAAGTGTGTAAGAGACTTTCATAAATTTCAAAACAATATTGTTTTGAAGAGTAGGCAGTGTTTGCCTGGCGATACGTTTGTAGATACGCCAGATGGCCCAAAACCAATACAAGATTTTAAAATTGGAGACTTGGTATATTCTTATAATTTGGAAACAAATCAAATTGAAATGGATACTGTTGCCGATGCCTGGTGTAGTGGCGAAAGACAGTGTGTAAAACTGAAACTTAAAGACTCAAGAAATGTTGAGGTCGGAGAAAATCACCCATTTTGGATAGTTAACAAACAGGCTTGGGTAAAAGCTAAAGACCTTAATGTTGATGATGAAATACTTGATGCTAATATTGGTTTTGGAGATATTAATATTAATAAAGATGAGGTTAAAATTTTAGCCTATCTTATAACTGATGGTTGTACAAATAAGCAAATTAAATTTACAAATAATAATATTGATTATTTGGAAGAATTTGAAACATCTATAAATAATTTATTTCCAAATTTAGAAATAAGAAAAAGTCCTAAATTAAATGGTTTTGATTATTTTCCTCATCAGAAACATGGTGTAAATACTGTTAATCCAATTATGGAGTGGTGCGAAAACAAAGGTATAGCAAATAAAAAAACAGAGCTTAAAAATTTACCTGAAGAGGTTTTTTATTGGGATAAAAAATCAGTGTCTTTATTGATTAATAGAATATTTGCTGGAGATGGATGGATTTCTATTTTAAAGAAAAATGGTAATAAAAGATTGGAGCTTGGATTGGGTTCTCCTTCATTAATATTTCTTGAACAAATTAAAATGTTGCTTAAAAAATACAATATAAAAGGAAATATTTATGAAGTTAAAAATATGAAACTTCAGCAAAATAAGTTTTATAAACTTAGAATAACTCACTCAAAAAGTATATCTTGTTTTATTGATGAAATTGGAATTTATAAAAAAATAAATTCAGAGCACATAACTATTATAAATAATAGAAAACATGATGTTAAGAACACATCAGTCGTTAGAAAAATAGAAAAGACAAACTTTAAAAAATGTTATGACATATCTGTTACAAAAAATGAGAATTTTTTAATCAATGGTTTACTTGTTCATAATACTGGTCTTTCGGTTGTTACTGCAGGATATGTTGCTTGGAAATTAATGTTTAGATATGATGAGAAGATATTGATTATTGCCAATGAGGGTGCTGGTGCAAGGCGTTTCCTTGCAACGGTTAAACAGTTTGTTGAAAACACACCAGCATGGTTACAACCTGATTCTATCATCACAAACAATCAAACAAAATTAGAGTTTTCAAATAACTCTTGGGTTGAGGCAAAGGCTTCAAGTCCAAACGCTGGTCGTGGTGAATCTCTTACAATGCTTATTCTGGATGAGACGGCTTTTATTAAGGATGACCAGGATATTTGGATGGGTGCTGGTATGGCACTTTCTGCAACAAAGGGTAAGTGTATAATGATTTCAACGCCTAATGGTACTGGTAATTTATATCATCAAACCTGGGTAGGTTCAATTAATAAGGAAAATGACTTTAATAGTCTTGAGGTTCATTGGACTGAAAATCCTAACTCAGCAGTTGGGCTTGAATGGATAAAATCTGCAGATGGAGAAGCTGATATTCCTTGGAGTCCATGGTATGAAGAACAATGTAGAAGACTTGGTTTTGATTCTGTAAAGATTGCGCAAGAGCTTGACCTTTCGTTCGAGGGGTCTAAATATCTTGCAATTGAAGGTCAGCTTATTGAAAAATATGAGAAGAGAATTAAGAAAAAAACTCCACCAAAATATATCAAGTACGATTTCTTATTTAAGGGAGCAACTACCGCTGGTAGATTTACTGAGGAACCAACTTCTTTCTTTGTTTGGAAAGAGCCAGTTGCAGGCAAGAAGTATATTCTTGGATGTTTACCACCTGGAGAAAAAGTTTTAACAGATAGTGGATTAAAAGACATAGAAAACATTTCTTTGATAGATAAGTTAATAAGTGAGTCTGGGGATTATGTTAATATTATTAACAAACAAATATATGAAGTTTTTGATGAAGATATTTATGAAATAAAAGTAGATAATACTTATAGGACTACAACTTTTACAAAAGAACACCCGCTTTTAGTTAGTAAGTCAAATTTAAAAAGAAATTATTTAAAAAATAATGGACAATATAAGTTTAACGAAAGATATTGGGAGTTTGATTTTAACTACACAAAAGCTGAAGAAGTTTGTGTTGGTGATTGGATAAAAGTGCCAAATATATATAAAAAAAATATTAATATAGACTTTGTTGATAAATGGGAAAAAAACATAGAATGTGTAAGGGGTGATTTTAAAATTGATTCTCCTTTATTTGAAAAAGATTTTTGGTGGTTTATTGGCATGTGGTTGGGTGATGGATGGATTGGTCATTATGGCAATTATGATTATTCAATTAGTTTGTGTTTTAATAAAAAAGAGGTTGCTTATTTAGAAAAGACAATAGAGATAGTAGAGAGACTTTTTGGTAGAAAACCTACTTTTATAGAAAAAGATGACACATATAATATTATGTTTAATTCTAAACAACTATATTTTTTCATTTTAGAAAATTTTGGACAATTTTCTGATGGTAAAAAAATAAATGAGTGGGTTAAGTTTTTGCCTAATGAATTTAAAACTCAATTAATAAAAGGATATTTTAATAGTGATGGATGTTGGACAAAAGTTGTTAAAAACAATAAGTCATATTCTAAAATTTCTTTTGTTAGTATAAATTTAGAGTTATTAGAATCTATTCAGGATATTTTATTTTCATTAGGTCTGATTTCAACATTAAACAAATTAAGAGATGCAAAAGAATCTTACATAAAAAATAAATTGGTTAATCAAAAAAAATGCTATGATTTAGTTTTAAATAATTATGATAGCATTAAACTTATAGAAATTTTGCAAGACTATGATGATATTAAACTAAGTAAATTTGAATTGTCAGAATTTGAAGTAATTAATAAGAGGCCAATTTCTTCTTGTCACTTTGATAAAAATGAAGATTTTATATTTTTTAAAATAAAAAATATAAAAAAATCCAAATTTACTGGAAATGTATACAATTTTGAATGTGAGACAAATACATTTATGTGTCATCATATTACAACTCATAATTGCGACGTCTCAAGGGGTGATGGGCAGGATTACTCTACAATACAAGTTATAGATGTTGAGACACTTGAACAAGTTGCGGAGTTCCGTGATAAGATTGGTGTCGATTTATTTCCTTACCTAATTGATTGGGTAGGTAGAATTTATAATAATGCCTTTGTAGTTGTTGAGGCCAACTCATTCGGTTTATCTGTAGGTTTTGACCTTAGAGATAAATTCCAATATAGAAATTTATTCTATTCTAAGAATGTTGGTGATTTACATGTTAGACCAAGTGATTATAAGGTTGCGGAGGGAGTTGAAATTCCAGGATTCCAAACTACAAGAAAAACAAGGCCGATGTTGATTAAATCAATAATTGAGCATATGAGAGAAGGTGCTCTTATAATTAATTCAGCAAGATTAATTTCTGAGATGAAAACTTTCATCATGAAAGGTGATAGACCAGAGGCTGAGAGTGGATTTAATGATGACTTAATCTTCGGTTTTGGTCTTGCTCTTTATATTAGAGATACAGAATATTCAAATGTATCATTATCTGCGAGTATGTATAAGACAATGCTTGATGCATTCTCTGTAAGCTCTAACTCAAGCGTGGGATATCAAAAAGACTTTGTTAAAAAACCTAATAGTGATATTCCTGATGTTCCAACTGGAGGTGGTGGAATATTTATCGGAGGAAGTGATAACAATACAGGAGAAATTGACGATGATTTTGGGTGGCTACTAAAATAAATTAAGTATTTATTTTGATGAGAAACCTATCTATATTTAAAAAAAGATTAAAATGGCTGAAAAAAACAATCAAATAAGTGTATTTCAAGGAGTTACTGATGCTATTAATGGCGGTAAGAAGAGAACTCCAGAAATGCCACATTCCGCACAGTTTCAAGGCGGAACTGGGAAAGAGCTACTTAATCCATCAGGAAATCAAATTGAAGAACTTCAACAGCAATTCCTTGATTGGCAGGTAAATAAAATTTCCCACAACCTATATCAAAGAACTCTATATTTTGATACAGACAGACTTGGTGCATACCAGGATTATAGAGCGATGGATATGTCTCCAGAGATTTCTGCTGCACTTAACATTATCCGTGATGAGTGTTTGGAAGCAAACACCATCATTCCGCTACTTAATGGTGAGAAAAAAACCATTGAGGAATTATACAATTCTGGCAGGCAGAATTTTTATGTGTATTCCTATAATGCCGATGAAAAAAAATTCGAACCTGGCTTATGTCAAAGAGTGACTTACAAAGGCGAACAAAACGTGTACAAAATCACATTTGATGACGATTCATTTGTAATGGCCACTTCCGAACACTTATGGCTTTCTAAAGGACAGAATAAATATCTTACGACTTCAGAATTGAAAGAAGGCGATTCCATTGAACCTTTTTACACAAGGGTTTCGAATGAAACCGACAGGATTCAGGGTTACGAAATGCTTCTTGAAAATGGGAAATGGGAATATACTCATCGCATGGTAAAACGTGAATTTTGGCCTGATAAAAAAGGTGTGGTTCACCATAAGGATATCAGAAAGTTGAATAATGACCCATCGAATTTGGAAGTGATGTCTTGGAAAGCTCACCAGGATTTGCATCATGAAATAAATCATTTACGTTGGGAAAATAATGATGAATACGCACAAAAAATGCGTAAAGTATTTTCTGAAACAAATTCATTGAACGGTCCATATTGGTCAAATCCTGAATGGCGTGAAAAAAGAGTGGCTGAAATGGTCGCCAAAAGACAGGAAATGTATTCCAATTTATCAGATGAAGAAAAGAAACAAATTTTCTCCAGGGCTGGTGAAATAAACGGCATGTTTGGTAAAGGGTGGAAATTGACTGGCGCAACCAATGGCAGATTTCTAACTGATAAAAAAAGAGAGTTTACCAAAGAAGAATTGCTTGAAGCGTTTGAAAAAACGGATTCGATTGACCAGGCTTGTGAAATGCTTGGAACAAACAGAAGGATTCTTTACAAATCTCAGGCATATAAAGATTTGAATATTCAGCGTTGGGAAGATTTAGGATTTGAAACGCAGGAAATTTCCATTGAAGCGATTGAAAAGGCTTGCGAAAAATATTTGGGTTATGAAATCCTGGAACAAATAATGGGAAAAATTTGTCAGGAAAATGGATGGATACCAAAAAAGGTGAATACATTCCTGGCAAAAAATGGTTATGGCAAATGGACAGATTTTGTAAAGAAATATGATTCCAAAAATAGAATCCTGGAACAAATAAAACTTTCCGTTAAAAGCCACGGAAATTTATCACTTGCGAAAGCTTGTGAAATGAATGGTTTTTCGAGAAAGAAAATTGAAGGAATAATTGAAAGAAGCGAATACAAGAATTATTCAGGATTAAAGGCTTCAATTAATCACAAAATAAAGTCGGTTGAATTTGTTGGCGTAAGAAAAACTTACGATTTGGTGAATGTTGGTAAATATCACAATTTCGCCATTCTTACTTCAAATGGTACTGGTGTAATTTCACATAACTGTCTTACAAGAAGTGCTCATGGAAACATTTTAGAGATATATTCTGATAATACAAGGGTAAAAGAAGTTATTAAGGATTTAGTTAAGAGATTGAATCTTGAGTTCAATCTTAAACTATGGATTAGAGATTTGATTAAGTATGGAGATTATTTCGTATTACTTCAAATTGATAAGAACGAGGGTATTTATAATTTCATGACTCTTCCCCCAGAGGAGATTCATAGACAAGAGGGTTATGATGGAAAGCCTGATGCAATAAGATTTCACTGGGAAACAACAAATGATTATTTTGAAGAGTGGCAAATTGCTCACTTTAGGCTAATTGAAGATACAAAGAAAATCCCTTATGGTCGTTCTATATTGGACCCAGCAAGAAAACTTTGGAAACAATTACAACTTGCAGAAGATTCAATGCTTGTATATCGTATTACAAGAGCGCCAGAGAGAAGGGTGTTTTATATTGAAATTGGTAACCTTGAAGAAGCTGATATTAAACAATATGTAGCAAAGATTCAAAATCAAATTAAGAAGGCTCCTATTGTAGACCAAAAGACTGGTAATATGAATCTGAAATATAATCCGATGAATATTACTGAAGATTTCTTTATCCCTATTCGTGGTGATAAATCTTCGAGAATTGATACATTACCAGGTGCATCTAACTTGGGAGATATTCAAGATATTGAATATTTACAAAATAAATTATTTGCATCACTTCAGGTTCCTAAGGCATACTTAAACTACGCTGAGAGTCTTCCTGGTGGAAGTACATTATCTCAGGCAGATTTACGTTTTGCAAGAACAATAAATTCAATACAAGAAGTTGTATTGATGGAGCTTAGAAGAGTTGTAAATATTCACTTATATTTTGCAGGATTTAAAGATGATATTGATAATTTCTCATTAAGTCTTACAAATCCATCTACTCAACAAGAGCTGTTGAAGCTTGAAACAATGAAGGCAAGACTTGAAGTTGCTAAGGAATACTATGCTCCTGAATCTACTTCATTTGCTTCTTGGACTTGGGTTATGGAAAATATTCTTGGTTTCTCGAAACAAGAAATTAAACTTATTCTTAAGCAAAAGAAAATCGAGAAGAAATTATTTGCTGAAATTGATTCTGCTGTTGATACTTACAAGAAGATTGGTTTATTTACCGACCTTGATGCTAAGTATGAAATTCCTGGGGCAGTTGCTAAGCCTGGTGAAGGTGGTGAAGGTGCCGATGCAGCTGCTGGAGGCGGCGGTGGCGGAGGAGCTCTTGGTGGTCTTGGAAATATGGACATCGGAAGTCAACTTGGCGGCGGTGATGCTGGAGGTGGAATGGATATGGGTGGAGCAGACCTTGGTGGAGGCGGTGGAGCTGAAGCAGGTGGTGCACCAGCACCAGCGGCTGAGCCAGCAGCCGCTGAAGCACCTCTTGCGGAAAGTAGAGTGATTAAATTTAAAAAGGCTCTTAGAGAGTCTGATAATAGATTTGATTCATATTTAGATGACCTTCTTGGAGAAGACGACGTTGTTATTAAAGAAGAAGATGAAGAAGAAACATCTTTACTTAAAAACAACAAGAGTTTAAGTTATAGAACTAAGAAGTTGATGGAAACAATCCAAGATAACTTAGATAATAGTTTAACTAAAAATCCAGACCAAGAAGAAGGTTTAATTCAGGAGAATGCCTCTGAGGGAAATCTAATATCAAGCAATGAAAAAATGTTAAAGGAAACTAATGACATGATGTCTATGCTTGAGAAAATGTTTAAGACTAACGATGAAGTTGTGACTGAAAATGTTAATTACGAAAATGTGGAATCAGATAATATAGAAGAGTCAGATGATGAACCAGGAACAGAAGAAAATAAAGAAGAAGGAGAGGGTTTATAAGATTCCAATGCAATCTGATGAGGTATTTAACATTAATGATGTTTATGGCATTAGAAATGACCTCAAGGATATAAGGAGTATGCTTGACCGAATAGAAGAAGATTTAAAAGTTTTTTTAAGTCATAAGAAATCTAAAAGAAAAGGAATTGATGCCAGAGCAAAAATTGTAACCCTGAAAAAGAAGATGTTGCCAGAAATGTCGAAGAAAATCCTCAAGACTAAACAGGATTACGAGGGTGATTACTCATAAGATAATCCCGCATAATTGCGGGATTTTTTATTTTATGCTTGTATTTTAACTCTTTAATTTATATATTTGCAATTATGAATCAGACATGTAATCAAAAAAATTGCAATTGTGGCAAACAACATGTTTACAAGGACGACTTAACGGAGCTTGTAAAAACGGATAAAGATAAGGCTATTGGCCTTTACGAGGAGAGAAGAGATGATTTAAAAAATACAGTAAAAACTCTTGAACAAATAGCACAAGAAGATAGAAGGAGAAAGCCTATGGCTCATCTTCATCTACATACATATCACTCCATTCTTGATGGAGCTGGTAATATGGATAGTTACATGAAACTTGCAAAGGAGTATGGACATCCAGCTATGGCCATAACTGACCATGGTACACTTTCAGGTACATATGATTTCTTTAAAAAATGTAAGGCCGCTGGCGTAAAACCTATAATTGGCATGGAAGCCTATGTCAATAATGAGATGGGGCAACACGAAGAAAAGAAGCATGAAGGTAATAATACACACCAATCAATATTTGTAATGAACCAAAAGGGTTATGTGAATCTTAATAGGTTGGCATATGAATCTTTTACAACAGGTTTTTATAAGAGAGGTAGAATAAAGACAGAATGGCTATTCCAACACAAGGAGGGTTTATATATTACAACTTCTTGTGCAGTGAGTCTCATGTCAAGACTTGTTAAAGAAGGAAAGACTGTTGAAGCAGAGGAATATCTTAAGGAGCTAATGAGAGAGTTCGGAGATAACATGGCAGCAGAACTTCAGTTTAATGAATACGAAGGGCAGAAAATATACAATGATTGGTTGTTGAGAATGATTAGAAAGTATAGTCTGATGCCTATACTTACAAATGATGTTCATTATGCTTTCTCTGATGAGGCCAAGCTGCAAGATACATTGCTTGCAATTAATAGAAAAGAAAATCTTGCTACATCATGGAAATTGGATACAAGACATTTATATTATACAAATGCAGAAGATTTCCATACATTTAATAAAAAATTTGGATTTAATTATCCAGAGAAATTTATTGATATGTGTCTTGAGAATACACTTAAGGTTGTAGAGAAATGTAATTTTGAGTTCGATACAAAAACTGAAAAATTTCCTAAGTATGAACCAACACCTGATGTAGTTGATTACTTTAAATCAGATAAGACAAAAGATATCATCACAAAATTATCTGTTGGAAAACTTAAACAAAAAATAAAAGAGTATAAGGAGAACAAGCTTGTTGATATGACTCCTGAAAAAGAAAAGGAGTACTATGACAGGTTAAAATATGAACTTGAGGTTATTGAAGAAAAGAAGGCTCTTGATTATTTCTTGGTATATTGGGAGTTGATTAGGGATTATAGAAAGAAAGGTTATACAATTGGCCCAGGTCGTGGTAGTGCTGCTGGATGCTTGTTGTCTTGGTGTCTTGAAATTACAGATATTGACCCAATACGATTTGACCTATACTTTGAACGTTTCATGAATCCAACAAGAAAATGTCTTACAGAAAATAATTATGTACTTCTTAAAAATGGTTCATATAAAAAAATTTCAGAGATTACAATGGATGATGAACCAGAAACAGAACTTGGAATTGGTGAATTAGTTGAGATAGTTAAACGTGAAATTGAACCAGGGGAAAAAGTATTTGAAATTGAGTTGGATAATGGGTTTAAGATAGAATTAACAGGAAATCATATTATTCCAGTAATTAGAGGTGGTGAAAGAATTGATATTAGAGTGGATGAGTTGTTAGAAACAGATGAGATGTTAGTAAAATGAAAATAATTTATAAAATATTATGTTGTTTTGGTATTCATAAAAAAGAAGAGTGGACAGAGTTTTGGGATACATATTGGGATGGGAAAGATGAATGGTATGAAACTGGCAAAGAAACATTGTGCATTAATTGTGGAAAAAGGATTAGAAAATATAATAATTAAAAATTTTTGTCTATATTTATAGATATAGATTTTAAGTATGAAAGAATTATTAGAGAAAAAATTTAAAAATAGGGATGAATTGGATAGATTTTTAAAATTATCCTGCGGATTTCAAATACCAACAATTGATGAGATAAATGAGTGGCCATATAAAAGTAAATTGAATATATCTCCAAGTTTTTTGTGCGGAAGAAGAGTGTTTGTAAATGGTAAGGATGTTGGAGGTGTAGAAAAATTATCTTGTGAAAAAATTGGAACAAGAAATGGAATTGTTATTTATACTCATACTGGAAACAAAGTTGCACTGAGCAATGCAAAGGTTGAATATTTTGATGATTTTAAAAAAGAAATTAAAAATATTTCTGTTCATCCAACAAAAAATAAAACACTTTGGGAAAAGGGTTTTGTGATTGATGAATATGATTATAAAAAGTTGTATTATCAAACTGATGAATATAGAGAGCAGTATGAAGCAAGTTTGAATAAAAATCAGGGAACTGTTGGAATCAAAGCTCCTATTCAGAGTAAAAAAATAAAAGAAAAAATTTCTAATACTATTAGTGAACGATATGGGGTTGATTGGTTTCTTGATAGAGGAAAGCATTATAGTGCAATAACACTTTCAATGTTAGAAAAACATGGAGTAGAAAATGTGTTTTTATCTGAAGATTGGCAGATAAAAATGAATAGACTAAAAAATGAAAAATATAAGGCTTTTGGAGTTAAATTTATATATGAAACATCTATTTTTGAGAGAGAATTAACTTCTAAATTAGAAGACATATTCAAAGAGGAAGAATCGTATCACTTTTATTCTGATAATGGACAATTTGTTATTGAAAGAGAGTCTGGAGAATACTTTTATAAGGTAGATTATTATAATAAAAGTAGGAATATAATTATAGAGGCTCTTGGAGATTATTGGCATTGTAATCCCAAAAAATTTAATGCTGATTATACTGATAATAAACTAAAAAAAACAGCTAAACAAATTTGGGAAGAAGATGAAAAAAGAAAAAATTATCTTATTAATAAGTTAAATTGTAAATTTATTGAAGTGTGGGAATCAGATTGGAAAAAAAATAAAGAAAGTGTTTTAAAAAGAATAATTGAATTATGTCAGGAATAAAAATAAAATCCATAAAAGAAAAAAAATATAAAGGGAGTTTATATGACCTATGTTTTAAAAATGAACACTATTTTTATTCAGTTTCTAATATAGACAACGATTTTGTAACTAATTCAAAATCAGCTATTTTAGTCCATAATAGCATGCCCGACATCGACGTTGACTTCATGACTGGTACAGATGATGTAACGGATAATTTCTTATATGAAAAATATGGTAAGAACAGGGTATTAAGTGTATCTACTTTCTCTACTTTCAACGAGAAGGGTTGTCTTAAGGATGTTGTAAGAGCACACTTGGGAGAAGAGTATACTGGATTTGACTCAGAGGTTCATGCTGTTACTAAAGAAATGCCTAACTTCGATAAGGTTGAGTATTCTCTTAAGGATTGGTTTATTAATTGGCCTAACGATGAAAATTGTAGCGAAGTAGTAAGGAAGTGGCTCACAAATCCTGCGAATAAAGTTATTATAGAACAAACACTTAAATTTCAAGGTCAGATTCGTGGTGTTGGACAACATGCTGCAGGTATAGTTATTACTCCTGGGCCTTGTTGGGAATATCTTCCAACTAATATTATTGCGTCAAATAAGAATATTGTAACAGCATTTCAAGAGGCTGATAAATCTGGTAAGGATTTATCTGAGTTACAGATTCTAAAATTAGACCGACTAAAACTTGAAACATTAAATGTTATTGTAGATGCAATTGCTCTCGTTAAAAAGACTAAAGGCGTAGATATAACCAAGCAAGTTAAGAACATAGATTTATCAGACCCTAATTTATATGCAGAGCTTAGGCTTTGTATGAACAATGGTATATTTCAATTTGAAAGTGTTGGTATGGGCGCATTGATTCGTGGTATGGGTGCAGAAAGTTTTGAAGAGGTTGTTGCTGCGAATGCGTTATATAGACCAGGACCAATGGGTATTAAGGCTCATGAAGAATATATTCATAATAAATTTCATCCAGAAGAAATTAAGTATGTTCACCCTGCGTTAGAAAAAATTCTTGGTAAGACAAATGGGGTATTAATATTCCAAGAGCAATTAATGTTTATTGCTCATGAGATTGGTGGAATGAGTCTTGGAGAGGGAGATATGCTTCGTCGTTATATGGATAAGGCAAGTTCTGCTATTGCTAAGAAATCTAAGGGGGAAGAATTATCTAAGAAAGAACAAGATAACTATAATGAATTCGAAAAATACTGGACAAAGTTTATAGAAGGTGCGGTAAAGAATGGGTATAAGGCTGAAGAGGTAGATATCATAAAAGATTGGGTAATCAAATATCTTGGTTATTCATTCAATCGTTCTCACTCTGTGAGTTATGGTTATCTTGCAATGCAAACATTGTTCTTAAAACATTATTATCCAACTGAATTCTACACAGCATTGTTAAATCATCCTAAGAGTTCTGGAGATAAGGCTAAGGTGCAAGCTTGGATTGCTGCAGCTATTGCTTCAGCTATGTCAAAAGGTATTAAGATTCTCCCTCCTTCTACTAAATCTGGATGGAGATGGACAATGACTGGTGAAAAAGAAATTTCAATGGGATTCTCTGGTATAAATGGACTTGGTGATATTGCTTATGCTGAACTTATGGGCTTCTTGGAAGCAAAACAAAAACCACTTGATAAATTAAGTCTTGTAGAATTTTTTGAGTTGCCATTTTCTAAGTTTAACAAGAGTGCATTTGAAGCTTGTGTTAAAGCTGGTGTATTTGATTCATGGTCAGATTCTCGTGCTTTTATCCTATCTCTCAAGGAGAAAAAGAGAAAGAAAGTTGCAAAGAATCAATTTGCTTTATTTGATATGGCTGGTGAGGAATTTGACATTAAAATGGACTCATCTAAGTTCTCTAAAACAACCGAAGAAGAAAAGAGAGTTGGGTTCATGGAAGTGTGTAACTTCGACCTTAAGAAGATTGAGCGTATTGCGTATATCAGAGAGGAGATTGATAAACAAACAAAGAGGCCTCTTGATAACATTATAAACTTTGAAGAGGAGGATTGGTATTTCTTTATTCTTGAAGATTTCAAGGAAGAGCTATCTAAGACTGGTAAAAAATATTTGACACTTACTGTTGGTGATGGTATATCAGTAATAAAGTTAAGAATGTTTGGAAACATGGTAGAGAAAGTTTTACCACAACTTGAGAGAGGTCGTGTCTATGTTTCACGATTTGAAAAGAATGAAGGAAAGTTTTTAAATTTCTCAAGGAATGCACAATTTAAAAAGATGAACATTTAATGAGAATAGAAATTTATACAGATGGTTCTTGTAATCAATCTACAAAAAATGGAGGATGGTCATTTTTAATACTTGAAGAAGGTGATATAAAAATAAAGGAGGCGGGAAAGGAAGAAGATGTTACAAATAATCAATGTGAAATGATTGCTGTAATAAGTGCTTGTAAATTTCTTGATGGTCGTGAATATTTTGAGAATCCACACATTACACTTTATTCAGATAGCGCCTATGTAGTTAATGCTTTTGTGAATGATTGGATAAGTAAATGGCTTACCAATGGTTGGAAAAACTCTGAAGGTAATAATGTATTGAATAAAGAATTATGGGAAACAATAATTCACTATCAACAGAAGTATTCAATAAATTTTCAATACATCCGAAGAAGGTCAAATCATTACGCCAAGATGGTTGATGATTTAGCTAAGGCTACTTAATTAGCCAGCCAATAATTGTTGTAGCAATAGAGAATGCAGTTGTAATAACAGCTATAACAGTCATGACTTTAGTTTTAAATTTCTTATAGTCATCTGTTGCATTTCTTAATTCTCCAGTGATTAGGTATAAGTCTTCTACGTCAGCATTAATATCTTGATGTTTAAGATAAAATTCCTTAAATTTCTTAAGGTCATCAATGTTAATAGCTTGTTCAGTGTCTTCCTTATGCTTTTTGAGGTCTCCAATAATATGTCTAAAACCAGAAATTTTAGTCAATTCAAGATTGGTCTTATGAATTTCTTCAGCAAGTTTAACCTGATTCTCATGAAGCTTTTCGAGCTTGTCGATAATTAGGTCTAAAACTCTTTCTGTGTTTTTGTCTGGCATTTTTATATTTCCGATGGAGTAAGCGTAGATTCTGTAAGGTTCTTTAGAGCTGTTTGGCATTCTTGAATAAGATTCTCAAATTTTTTATTCATAAGAGTTATCTTTTCGTTTATTAAATCTACTTTTTTAGAGTTGATTTTAACTGTGGTTCTTCTAATTATTTTAGGGGCACTATTGGTTACTGCTTTTTTAGATGAACCAGCCTTTTTGTTTTTGCTCATTTTTTGGAATTTTTATTAATAAATATGAAGTTTTATTGAATTTTAGACCTATTTATTATAAAAGTTAATAACTAATGGATAAGAGAAAGAGCATACTTGAAGAAGTAGATAAAACATGGAAGGTTACAGGTAAGTTATTGGAGGCTCAAGCGGCTCAACCAACCACTCAGCCTGTTGCACAAGGACAAAGAGCTCCTCAGCAACCAGCGCAAGTACAGCCTCAACAAGGTGCTCAACCTGCACAACCTAATGCGCAAGTTATTCAAACAAACATGCAACAGGGAATGGCGACACTTGTTCAAAGTCTTCCAGCAATATTAAAGCAATTTACAGCATCAGCTGGAGATAAAGACGGACAGTTAGATGTTACTGGTCAACCTCAGTCACAAAATAATCAACAAGCTCAAGGTCAGAGAGCACCTCAACAACCAGCTCAGGCACAACCTAAGCAAGGTGGTCAGACTCAGTCAGCACAACCAATTAAGGAAGAGAAAAAAGAACGAGAACTATTTTTTGATGAGGCTAAATATGAATCTGAAGTTCATGGCGTAAATGAGGGAGGTATTATTGGGCTTGTCGCATCAGCTCCTGGTATTTTACAATACGGAGGAAAATTACTTCAAAAAATGGGTTCAAAAACAAATCCTAATATAATTCAGAAATTTGGCGGACAAGTTGCAAAAGCTGGTGAGGCTTTGCATCATACATATATTGGCGCAATAGAAAAAGTAGTTGGCGCATTTATGCCAAATGCAGATGCTCAACAAAAAAAGAAAGTGGCGGAGGCTGTTTTTATGTTACTTGTATCAACTTTATTTGTTGGAAGTATGGCAGCGCCTGATTCGTTATCAGTTGTTAAAGGAAAAGAACTTGCGGATTATGTTAGAAAGGTAATACCAGGTATAATGTCATCTGCAGGATTTGCATAATTATGGCTACTAAGAGAACAAAAAAAATACTTGCCAAGATGAAGTTTAGAGCAAGGAATCCGAACGGTGTGAGTGTGGTAAAAAGAAATGCTACAAAGATGACTGCAAAGATGACTTGGCCTGAGAGAGAATTTAAAAAATTATTAAAAGAACTTGGAGTTAAACATGAAGTACAAAAGATTGTTGGTAAAAAAATATTCGACTTTTATTTAAATGAATATAATTTATTAGTCGAAGTAGATGGAGATTATTGGCATTATAATGCCAATACTATAAAGACAGAAAATATTAACAATATTCAGAAAAGAAATATAAAAAACGATATTTATAAAAATTCATTAGCAACTGGTTTTGGTTATAAAATTGAAAGAGTGTGGGAAAGTGATTTGAAAAATAATTATAAAGAAGTAAAAAAAAGATTTAAAAATATTATTGAAATTTATGGAAAAAAAGATTTGCAATAAATGTAATTTAGAAAAAGAGCTAAATGAGTTTTCTTTTAGAAATGATACTAAAAAATATAAGAATAGTTGCAAAATATGTATGAAATCCTATGGTATTAATTATAGAGTACTAAATAATGACTCGATAAAAACAAAGAAAGAATTATATAGAAATAAAGAAGAAAATAAATTAAAAAAATCTCAATATGACAAAAAATATGTTAAAAATCTTTCTTCAGAAAAAAAAGAAGAAAGACTTAATAATATAAATAAATATAATAAAAATAATGTAGAGAGTTTTAAGAAAAATCAAAAAAAATATAGAGAAAGCGAAAATGGTCGAATAAAAAGAAAAGAAAATAGAATTAAAAATAGAGAAAAAAGAAATTTATCAGATAGACAAAGAAAAAAAATTGACCATTTATTTAAATTAAAGCATGATATATATAATCTTGTTTTATCTACATTTAAAAAAAAGAAACACAAAAAAACAAGTAAAACGGTAGAAATTTTAGGCTGCTCAATAGAGTTTTTTAAGCTATATATTGAATCTAAGTTTGAATCATGGATGACATGGGAAAATCATGGGACATATGATAAATATAATAAAACTTGGCAATTAGACCATATTATACCAATAAGTTCAGCAAAAACAGAACAAGAAATAGTGTATCTAAATAATTACACAAATTTTCAACCACTTGAATCAATTAAAAATATTTTAAAGTCAAATAATATTGAAGTAATATGAATATTAGAAAAATAATAAGAGAAGCAATTTATAACATGTTCGAGCAAGAAGATGATATGAATGCATTATTTGGAAATACTTTACAGGGTATTCAAACACAACTTCAGAATGACCTTGAAAATGTAGATAAAATTATCACAACTCAGCAAACCGACGTTAAAAATCTTGATAACCAAATCAAGGCAAATCTTCAACTTAAATCAAAACTTGACGCTCAAAACCCACATAAGAAAGGTCTTGAGAGAGAAATTCCAGAAAATCAAAAGGATTACGAGAAGAGAAAAAAACAAGTAAAAGACCTTGAAGCTGCAAAAAAAGGCTTACAAGATGCCCAAAAAGAAATTGAGAAACAAAAGGCAGAGCTTGCAAAAAAGACTGCTGAAACCAAAAAAGGAGCCAAAGAAAGGCCAGAAAGTAATCTTCCTTCCTTAGAATCACCAATTTAATTATTTATTTTGAATTTTTTATATCCTATATTTATTTGAAAACAAAATAAATATGGAAAACGAAAAAATCAATATTGGCGGAGCCAATAACGGTGGCGGAAATAATTTCCCCCCAACTCCAGGAATACCTATGGACGATGAATTTAAAGTCCCAACTGAAGAAGTTGAACTTCCTTCTCGTGGCGCATTTTATACAGGTGGAAAATCTTCTGTAAGAGTTAAGTATCTTACTGCTGATGAAGATAATATTCTATTTTCTCCAGAGCTTATCAGAAACGGTAAAGTATTGGATGTGTTACTTGAGAGCACAGTTATGGATAGAGACCTTAGACCTGATGAAATGGTATCTGGTGACAGAAATTATCTTTTAATTGCAATCAGAAAGACTGGTTTCGGTAGTGAATACAAACCAGGAGAAATCATGTGCCCTGAGTGTGGACAATCAGACAAACCAACTGTTGACCTTGATAGATTAAAGCCAAGAATGTTAGAATATTCACCAAATCAAAATGGTGAATATGAATTAGAATTACCAGTAACAAAGGTTATTGTTAAGTTCAGATTATTAAGAGGTTCTGATGAGAAGAGATTGGCTAAGTCAATTGACAGTGGCTCTAAAAAGGGTGGAGTTAAGGTTTCAAAGCTTGTTACTGAGAGATATATTCTTCAAATCATGGAGGTAAATGGTAATAGAGATAAGACTTATATATCTCGATTTATTAGTGCTATGCCTACCAAAGATTCTTTATTCTTTAGAGAATATAATAGACAAATTGAACCAGGAATTGACCTTAATTATGAATTTGAATGCCCACACTGTGGACATATTCATGAGCAAGATGTTCCGATAAATCAACGCCTTTTTTACCCAGAAACAAAGTAATTTTTTTCTTGAGGATATTGAGAAAATAAAATATCATGGAACAAGAAATAAATATAAATCAACTTCGTGAAGAATTATCTCAATTGAAAGAAGAGGTAAAAAAGTTCTCAGAATTTATCACAAAAGAAGTTAAACGTAAAATGTCTGAAAGGACATTTGGAATGCTAATGTTACCATCAAAGGGCTTGTTTTATAAAAATAAAAACAAGCACCTTTTGATTGGGCATCTAACTTATCACGAAGAATCAATTCTATCAAGCGAGATGATGCAGGAGGAAAATCTTGCAATGCCAATCATATTGAATAAGGTAATCATCAATAATGATTTTGATGTATCTGAAATACTCACTTGTGATGTTCAGGCTATTGCAATGTTTTTAAGGGCTTATGCTTACGGGGATTCTATACAAGTAGAAGTAGAGTGTCCGCATTGTTCGAGAAAGGATGAGCACCATTTTAGGATATCTGATTTTAAATCAAGAGACATTGTTTATCCACCTGATGAAAATGGTGAAATAAATATTGAAACAGAGATTTATAAAAAGAAAATAAAATTAAGACCAAGAACATATTTGGAAGAGAATGGTCTTCATAAGAGTGGACCAGTAAAACCAATAGATACTGTATGTCTTAATATATCAGAGTTTGAGGGAGAGAGAAATCATGATAAGATAAAAAAGATGATATCTACTTTGAAGATAGTTGAGTTTAGAGATATTAAAAATTCAATTGCAGATAAACTTCCAGGAATTGATACAACTTCATTGTATGAGTGTGGATTCTGCAATAAGGAAACAACAATAAATTTTGGTCATAATGGTGTAGATTTTTTAAAGTTACCAGCATCTATGGGTGCAAATGTACTTGAGGAAATGTTTTTATTAAGTCATTATGGAAACAATATCACAATTGAAGATATAAAGAGAATGGCTGTTTTTGAACGTAGATGGTTAATAAATAGATTAAGTGAAGAGCTTCAGAAGAAAAAGGAGGCGGAGCAAGCAGCTACGAGGGCGGCTAAATCTAAATCCAGAAAATAATTAAAGCTTATTTGATTTTAATATGTTTTTTAGAGATTCCAATGGTTGAAAATTTGTATAATGATTAAGTTTTATTAATTCTTCAACAGTAGTAGCTGATGAAGATGGGATTATATGGTCAAGCTGCCAGGTCTTTATTCCATCTGGGTTATATTTTCCATGATTTCCCCAGTTCATCCAAGGCTCGAACAGAGATTCAATATAAATCTTAAAATTTTCAATGCTGCAACCAAGAATAACATTGGTTCTTCCTTCTTTATTTAGGTTTCTACCTTTAAAAGAGTCATAAATACTAACTCTAATAATATCTTTTAAATAAATTATGGAATTTTCTTCTCTTCTTATTTTTCTTTTAAGGTTTATTTTTTCTTTATTTGTTATTCTATAATTTCTCTTTTTGTCTTTGTTTTTTTTGTAATATCTATTAGTTCTTTCTCTTAAGATTATCTTTTTTTCTTCTTTTGTTTTGTTGTAGTGAATTTTAGATTTAGTCAAAATTTTCTCTTTGTTTTTTGAGTAATATTCTTTTTGTTTATCTAATTTTTCTTTTTTATTGTTTTGATAATAATTTTTTGATTTCTTAGAAAGCATTTGTTTGTTGTTTAATCTATATTCTTTCATTCTGTTGGATATTTTATCTTTTTGCAAAATAGAATAGTCTTTTTTGCAAGTTTTACAGGAAGAAGAGTATTTGTTTCTTTTTTTATTAAAATAGAATTCAGATTCAGGTTTACATATAGTGCATTTAGAGCATGTTTTATTTTCCATCTTTTTTCTTTTTTAATTCATTGACAATTATTTGTCTTATTTTAACTGACATACCTATTAATTCTTCTTCGCACATCTTGGCAAATTCATCTTTTATATCTTTTGGTAATCTAATTATTATTTCTGAATTATTTTTCATTTGTATATCTTTTGTTAATATAAATAGAATAAAAAAAGGAAAATTCAGGCTATTTATTGTAAAAGATTATTATGACTGACTTTTTATCGGAATTCAATAAAAACAAGGAAATCAGCGAAGGTTGGTTTGATAAGTTATTTGGTAAAAAGCAACAACAACAACAAAAACAACAACAAA